TCTTCTTCATAACATTTACGACAACTTGCAGGAATATTACCTTTCAACATGTTTGTGCGCACACTACGCATATAATCGTTATTCCATGCTTCCATAGGTGTTTCGCGGCCAAAGTTTGCTGGTTGACCGTGTTCCATTTTGACTAGTCCTACTGCGTGATCTTCTCCAGCACCACTAGCATTTGCTGAACAACACAAACGCATGTCGCCATTTGGCCTTGTTGCAAAGTGTATCCAAGGAAGTACACAAAAGGTCGAAGAACCGCTGCGTTCTTCAATTTCTCTTTGATACTTTCCTAAATTAGTATTTTCTGAGTTATACCAGAATTTTTCAGTCATTAGTTTTTCGTCCTACAATCATAAAGCGATTATACAGTGGTAATTCTATTTTTCCTGAACACATTACATTTAAATTAGACTGTTTGATAAATTGATCTATATTTTTTACACAACGTATGTGTTCATCTAATTTGTCATAATTGTTACTTTGCAATACTACTAAGGCATTATCTGGAACATTGCTAAGCCACTGTTCGTATTGTGTTTGTGTAATGTGCTCGCAACTGGTGTTTATAACTATATCAGCGTCATACACATAGGTACACATGTCTGCTGTAACTGCTTTAAATTTGCCATCTATTTCCTGATTTTTACAAATAGTGCGAGCAGTTTCTTCACAGGTTTCATCAATATCAACGCTGGTAATATGTTTGATGTTTATATTACTATTAAATAGCAAACTTGCAAGTACACCGTTCCAACCTCCGTGTATTACTATTGTTTTTTCGCTATGATATTGAGGTTGTACGTTCTCTAATATTTCTATCAGCCATATTTTACTGCGTAGTTGTCCCTTCCAGAAACTTTCTAGTGTACGATACCTATCGTTACTATCGCGAATAGCGTCCATCCAAAACATTACATCTTCGATATCAACTTTCATTTTGTTTTCCACAGTGCGGACAATATAGTTTTTTAGGAATCCAATCGTCGCTGTTAGCGATACTCCACCAGCCTTTACAATAATTACAAGTAAAATGCCAAATAGTTTCTTTATCTATTTTCATATTGTTCTCTTATTTTAGGCATGGTTGTTTCAAAAGAACAAACACAATCAGTCTGTTGGCATATTGTAGATTTGATTACTGGCTTAAACTTATCTATAAAATTTGCATCATATAGATTATAATACTCTTTTTCCCCAAATAATTGTTGTCCTCTAGTGCATGCCATTTTGCCGTCTGCTGAAACATGTATCCAATTTACACCAATCGAGCATTTCCATCCTTGAAAATTGTTCATTTTGTTAACACTAATTTTATTGTCTTGTACTTTATATGTTTTATTTAAATTATCTTTAACAGTAACTTTTACTGTTTGATATTTGTTGTTTTTTAAAAACCAGAATATATTACTACGTCGGGCTCTATATTTTTTTAAAATTTTTAATTGATTAGGAGTATACTTAATACTTTGATCAACAAGGTCTTGATATCTTATTGTCCACTTTCGTTTGCTTTTTTTTAAAAAATCTACACAATCTATACATTGTTGCCAAGCAAGTGAATCCATTGGCACTGACACACTTACAATTACATTTTGTTCATACAACCAATCGCATAAATCACGAAAGGCAGGCAAATCTACATATTGATGGTGACAACTTAATTGCACCCTATCAAAATATTTGCCATACTTTTTCCACCAAGACAGTTTTTTTGAACCGTTCGAAGTCATAGAAATTAAACAAGGAAAATTTTCTTTGCAAAAATTTATAATTTCGCCTAGTGCCGGCCAATGACTAGGTTCGCCGCCACTAAAATGAATATCAAAGATTTTTTTATTTGTATTGTTTTGATAATATCTTACTAAATGTAAAATATTTTTTTTAAATATTTCTGCATTAGGAAACTTATGTGTACCTAAATTACTTCCTGGCCAGCAATACCAACATTTATAATTGCAAACGTTGCTAATAGTAATATCTAAATGCAACACTTCCTCATTCCAATTATTGTTAACTTCTACTATTTCCATTTTGGTATTTTACTATCCGCTGAACTAACACATGTAGGTGTTATACACTTACGTGGTTGTTTAAATATTTCAAATCCGTCTGTTAAGGTTCCTATAGGTTCGTCGTGACAACTGTATGAACGTTTTACTTCATTTTCACGTATAACTATGCCTTGATATCCTGCATTGCAATTCCATCCTTTAAATTTGTTAAAGCCAAACGCATTAAATCTTTCTGCTTGATCTAATTCGTACTCTTTGCCAGTTTTGTCATAAAGAGCAATTTGTGCTATTTGCTCTCCTTGCCACTGTTGCGGAAATCCTGTTTGCATTCTGTGTATTTGGTCTTCATTGTATCCATGTACCACGAAGGAGGCGGTAGGATCGGACTGGGGCTTAAGAGTGACATTGATACCTCTGGCGGCAAATCGTTCCAAGCGTTCGTAAAGTTCTTCAAACCTTTCTGGAACCATAACTTGATTAATTGTAACAAAGACTCCTCCATTCATAAGTTGTAAACACTTATCACTAAACTCTTGCTCTTTAGCAAATTCATCGTGAAAACTTGCCGTTACACTTCGACGCTGCAAAGTTTTAGTTGCTTCTAAATACTTATTCCACCACTTGCTTCCTGGGGACAGATTTGTGGTCATGTGTATACTTTGATATTCAGGTGCATCATCATTACAGTAATGTTCTACAAGAGGTAAAAAGTGTTTGTTTGCTGTTGGTTCTCCGCCGCTAAAACTAAAGTGGTAATCTGTAAAACCATTGTTTTTAGCCTGTGCCTTGATACTATTTACGGTATTTATGTACAATTCTAAAGGTTTGGTGTCTTTGACACTAGATCTTGCGTATGGCCAGCAATAACTGCACTCATAATTACAATATCTTGTGGTTATCCAGGAAACTGTAAAAAGATGGCTCTTTAGAAGAGTTTTCTGGCCAAAATGAGTAATATCATTCCATGGTATGTTAGTATAATCTGTCATCGTCTTTTATCATAAAGCATGTTAGAACATGCCTTTGCACAGGTCATACATTTGTTTTTGCTTGACCAATACTCTTCTATTCCGTTGTAAATAAAATTGTTGCTATGTAAAACTTTATCTTTACAGTTTGGCACTCCGAGTTTCTTCATTATTTCTTGAGTTTGATACATACTTTTATTACGCAGTATGTGTATAGGCAAAGTCTCTTTTATAGGCTGTTCTAAGTAATCACTGCCAATGTAACAGCAAGGAAGAATATTGCCATAAGGATCTATGTAAATTGATTGTTCTTCTACGCATCTAGGTTTTATTGTTGCATTTTCTAAACTAGTGGATAATACATCTTCGTCTAATAAACTTGTAAGAGTGCTGTTAGGTTTATTGTAAAATCTTTCTGTTACGGCTCTTTCTAAAAGATATTCTACATCTCCTGTATTATTATGTACTTCAAATGTATCCATTTCATAAAATCTATTTGTGCTAATAAATTGAACATTCTGTACTCCTAAACCTTTTAAATATTTTTCTAACTCGTCAACGTCATTTTCGTTATGAGCGAATACTAAACTATCAACTCGAGCATTGCCTCCAGCATCTATAAATGATTTTAGATTTTCGATCACTTTATCAAACTTTGTGTTTTTCCTATATAATTCGTGTTTACCTTTAAACCCGTCTACTGCAAAAATTACCTCAATATTATATTGTGCTAACTCCTTCCACCATTCTGTGGATCGCATTCCTCCATTAGTATGTATTGCTAATCTTGTATGCGAATTTATACTTCTTACATATGAAAAAATTTCTAAACAATCCTGAGCAAAGGCAGGATCTCCATAATTGCCACAACTATAAAAATTAGTTAACTGTTGTAAGAAATTTTTAGGAAACCATTCTTTAAATTGATCAATGCTAATATCGCCATTACGAATAAATGGCCTTGTGGCGCCGCCATGATAATTTCTAGCACACATCGGACATTGTGCTTGACATTTATCAGTTAATTCTATGTGTACTTGTTTAACACTGTTAACTTGAAACATTAAATTGCTCTCGAAGCCATTCAAAGTTATTAATATTATTCAAGGCTTCTATATTTTCAATGTTATTTAACGCATATTCTTTGCCTTCTTCAGCACCACGTTTAGCATCTTGTCTAAATTGTGCATCAGGCACAGGGTGTAACCATGCTTCCAAACGCTCTTTACTTTCTTCGTCGTTGTTAAGTGTAAGTTTTACACACTCACGGAATGCTGAACGCCAAGTGCTAAACGCATCTGTATTAAATTTAGTAATATTACTTACTTCGGATACTGCTTTGAATTTGGAACTGATACTAGTTGTCATGTCAGTGCTGTTTACATCGACGCCAAGTGTTAACTGTTTTGGTAATAGTTTAACACCGCCATAACCGTACTCCATTCCGGTAACTGGATTTTTAGTACGCCATACATGTACCATGTCGTGTTCCCACCTAGGAACTTGATAAGCAAAATTAAAACTGTCTACAAGTTCTGCATCACCATCAACTACCCAAAACATATCTGTATTTGCTAAGTTGGCTGCTGCAATATGTGCTTGATGAATTCCTTTTACACCGTGTACTCTTTTTGCATTAGGAAATCTTTGTAATAAATCTGCATAATTTTCATCAGCATTAAATTCTTTGTAACTAATAAAAATTATATCAAACGGTTTTGGTACACTTGCTTTTATATTGTTTTCTTTTTTATTAACTATAAATCCGTAATCCCATTCTCGTTTGCTAATTGTAGTTTTTTTGCTACACAGTATTATACCGTCGTTATAATTACCGTTTTTATAAACATGATTAATACTTAAATCATAAGCATTAGTTTCATCATGCATGTGTTTTGAAGTAAAATATGTTTCAAAAATACTTTCATCTACTACATCTAAATCGTTATGTATTGCCCAGAACATTTGCGTAGTTGACTTTTCGTGCGCAGAAAGATAATCTTCATACGATGATATTATAAATTTATCATATAATTTACGTTTACTGGCTACAATATCGTGCTCTTTTGCATTTACAATAAATCTATATTCTACTTCTTTTTTCGACAGTAAAACATTTTTAGAACAAAGCCATACACCATTGCGTAACAGTTCTCCACTGTCATCATGTAAGAATGTATGATTTATATTTCTATCATATTTGTTATCGTGTGTAAAATACGCAGAAAAATCAAATCCTGTACTATCAACGTCTTTAAAAACGATCCAGAACATTTCTGTAGAACTCGATACTGAAGCATTTACATAATCGTCATATGTTTCAATTTCAAAGATATCATATTTTTTAGGATAACTTGCAACTATGTCCCATTCTTTCTTATTAACAGGAAATCTAAAATTGACTTCTTTCTCTGAAAGTAATACGTGTTTGCTGCAAAGAAAAACACCATTGTAATAATTTTCACCATCTACTTTGTGTATAAATGCATGATTTTGTTTTCTGTCATACTCATTATCATGTGTAAAGTAAACGTCAAATTTGAACTTAGTTGTATCTATATTTGCACTTGTCATCCAGAACATTTCTGTTTTAGAATCAGTTACGGCTTTTTTATAATCATCATACGTTTCTATTTCAAATATATCATACTTAACAGGTTTGCTTGCAACAATGTTCCATTCTTTACGATTTACAGGAAAACGATGTTCTACTTCTTTTTTACTAAGTGGTACAGATTTCGAACAGAGAAAAACTCCGTTATAGTAATCTTTATCTTTTACTCTATGTATAAACGCATGATTTTGTTTTCTGTCATACTCATTGTCGTGTGTAAAGTGAACGTCAAATGCAAAGTCGGTTGTGTCTATGTTAACACTCGACATCCAGAACATTTCTGTGCGAGCATTTGCAAGTGCATGTTCGTATTCTTCCCAAGTATCGATTTCAAACACATCATACTTTGCTGGAGTACTGGCTACAACGTCCCACTCTTTGCGGTTTACAGGAAATCTGTAGTTTACTTCTTTTGCACTTAGAGGTACATGCTTGCTACAAAGGAAAACACCGTTATAGTAATCTTTACCGTTTTCTCGATGTATAAACGCATGATTTTGTTTTCTGTCATATTCGTTATCGTGTGTAAAGTATATGTCAAAATTAAACTCTGATGTGTCAAGATTAGCACTAGTCATCCAAAACATTTCTGTTGTAGTTTGTTCTAGTGCGGCACAGTAATCTTCGTATGTGTCAATTTCAAACACATCATACGTTTTTGGTCCGCTGGCTACTAGATCCCACTCTTTGCGGTTTACAGGAAATCTATAATCTACTTCTCGCTTACTAAGAAGAGTTTTTTTAGAACAAAGAAATACACCATTATATAATTCCTTGTCTCCAACCTTGTGAATAAATGCATGATTTTGCATTTTATCATACGAGTTGTAATGCGTAAAATATATATCAAAATTAAAATTAGATGTGTCTATATTCCTACTAGTCATCCAGAACATGTCAGTAGTACTGTGTTCTAGTGCTTCTTGATATTCTTCATACGAATCAATTTCAAAAATATCATAACTTTTAGGTTTACTAGCAACTATATTAACTTCTTTTTTATCAACAAAAAATCTGTAGTCTAATTCTCTGCTAGTCGGGACATGTTTTTTAGGGTGTAAAGAAATGCCATCGTAATCGTTGCCATTTAAAAATGAGTGAATATATTTCTCATCCCACTCGGGCACTTTGTAAGAAAAATTCCAATCTTCACTTATTTCTACGTCATCATAAACTGTATAAAACATTTTTGTAAAGGCTTTCTTTTGCGCAATAGCAAACGAGTCTGCTTGTTTTGCCGTAGAGAATTTGGACTTTATTTTAAGCCATTGTGGAGAAGTTTTTGATCCAATAAAAATGATATCATACATAGTTATAGTTTACAGGATAAATTTAAGATTGTCAACAAAAAACATCTTGCAACCACTGTGCATTTTGTATAGATCTTGGTATAATTTTGCCGCCATAATACTCATCCTGTTTTATAATTTTTGGTATTATTTTTTTATTTTTTGTTAATTTAATTGCATGAAAAAAATTATATTCTGTTGAATGTTCTAAACTTTTTGCTAGTTTATTACAATTCATTTTAGATAACCTTCTAAGTTCTATGCATATAGCCTCAGTTCTTTCTGCCGGGTCGCGTATTGTATCAAAGGAGTAATTAATAATACTTCTCGGCAATTTAAATCCCCATTGCTCTAATTTTTGATGTATGCCTTGGCTGCCTAAAATTATAAATGGCTTTTTATATAAAAAACATCTAAAAGTTTTTTCAGTTATAAACATAAAATTATCATAAGTCTCTGTAACTAGATTAATTACAGATAGATCCATTTCTTTTGGCCAAAAACTAATGCCACGCCTTTCTTTATCCATTAAATCTAATTGTGTTTTTTTACATTTCCAGTACATCGGTTTATACGGTGTACCATCGCACGAACCATGCCAGGAATAAAAATTATTTTCAAGTAAATTATATTTTGATAATCTATCTAACAATCTTAATCTATGTGCACGAGGTGCATAATTAAGACATGTAAACAAACATTGATAATTTTGATTTTTTTGCTTTTTATAAGTAAAATGTCTTGCACCGGCCATTGCCCAAGTTAAGAAAAAAGTCGGCCAAAGAATTATTTTACTTTTATCTATATTAACATTATTGTACGGTACAAGGTCACAAGCACCGAATACTATTTTTGTAAAATTGTGTGTTTCATATATACTCCAATCGACCCTGTGCGTAAAACATTCCTCAGGGCTAAACATAACCTTTGAATCAGTTGGGTTTGCTTTTGCAAGCAAATCTAAAACATCTAAGGGTTGATAACTATTTTTCCAATAATAAAACTTATTTTGGTTTGTCATGGAGCAAAATTACTTTTAGTTAGCCTGTCTATATTATCTATAGACTGCTGTATCTCTTGAGCATAATAACTATCCTCTAGTGCTATTTGTGGTATAATTTTTTTGTTTTTAATAAGCCTATAAAAAATTTGTAAATTATACTCTGTTGTAGGTTTTAGTTTTTTTGCTAGAATATTAAAATCTTTTTTAGACAATCGTTGCAACTCTTTGCAAATAGCCTCTCTTCTTTTTGCATGATCTTCAATCAAGTCAAAACTATAATTAATTATTTTTTTTGGCAGTTTAAATCCCCATTCTAATAATTTATGATGTATTCCTGGTGGTCCGTATATAATAAATGGTTTTTTGTATAGAAAACATCTAAACGTTTTTTCTGTAACAAATGGTCCAGCATCAAATGTTTCAGTAACTAGGTTAATTACAGATAGATCCATTTCTTTTGGCCAAAAATTTTGTACAGGAGAGGTGTTTTGATTTAAAACATCAAGTATTACCTTTTCTTCTTTCCAATATTTTAGTTCAACTTCTAAGTTATCGCCATAAGGATCACCGTGCCAGGAATAAAAATTTTTATCTAAAAGATCAAATTTTGCAAGATCATCAATAAATCTAACACGATGGGGCCTAGGTTTATGATTTAAACACACAAACAAACTTTTATATTCTTGTTCATTTGGCTTATTGTATGTAAAAGTAATTGCACGTGACATACTCCAATGTGCAAAATAAGTTGGCCATATTACAATCTTTTTTACAATATCTTCAGGTAAAACTTTTTTATAATCAGAATAGTCATATGCCCCGTGGAGTATATGTATAAAGTTATGAGTCCTATAAATGTCGTGATCTACATTAGTCCAGCACTCTTCTGGAGCAAGCATAATTTTAGGTGTGCTTGGATCTTTTCCTTGTATCCATCTATAAAAAGGAACATCATCTTTATGCTTTTTCCACCAATAGAATTTATCTTCCTGTTTGACTTTTTGTTTCATTTACCAAGTTTATTCTTCCAAATTTTTATAGTTCTATCTAACCCAGTATCTAAATCTACTTTTGGTTCCCAACCTAATAAATTTTTTGCTTTCTGATTAGAAGAATTTAGTAAATAAATTTCTCCATGTCTTTTTGGTTTACGATTCCAATTTACTGTGCCTTTCCAATCTAGTTTATCTGCAATTATATTAACAAGATCTTTTATTTTTATTGCATTGTCTGGGCCAGTGCAGAAAATTTCACCTTTTGCTTTGTCAGGATTTTCTAGCACTGCTTCGTACATGTCAATTAGGTCATCAATCCATAAGAAATTTCTGTATGGTTCTCCGTAGCCTAAGTTAATTTCTTTTTCATTAGTTAACATCTGCATAATAATCTGTTCGACTACAAAAAAATCATTGTCTACACGACCGTATGTATTTGTTTGTCTAAATGCTGTAAAAGGAATGCCGTAAGATCGTTCTGCATATTTTAAATATAATTCGCACCCTACTTTTGCAACAGCATAAGGAGCGTTAGGATTTTGTATAGTTTCTTCAGTAAACGCAGGAATGTTATCTGGATCTTCTTTGCCATCGCGAATTGTATCGCTAATAGGTTGCCAGCCATATGTCTCCATTGTTGAACTGAATACCAGTAACTCTAGGTCCTTTAATTGTCTTGCAGATTCAATTAGATTAATTGTGCCTACATAATTTACTTCACTAAAACTAGTTTGCTCATAAAAACTTTTTTCAACTTCTGTTCTAGCCGCAAGGTGTATAATAAAATCAGGCTGTACATAATCAAGCCTACTATCAATGGCTCTTTTATCTAGTAGATCGCATTCAAGGTCATAAATTTCATACTTGCCTCTAAGTCTCTTTGCTAGATAGCCGCCAATAAACCCG